TAAAGGAGGTAATATATTATGGCTGGAATCGTAGAAAGGTTGACTGAAGGAATTGTCAATCGTGATATGCGTGCCGAAGGTAACGCATTGTTAAGTAAGTGGGAACGCACAGGACTTTTAGAGGGTCTTGATAATGATCGCGGTCGCCACGCAATGGCTCGTTTGCTTGAAAATCAAGCTAAGGAGCTTCTCCGTGAATCAAGCACCATGTCTGGTGGTGATGTCGAAGGTTTTGCCGCAGTGGCATTCCCAATCGTTCGTCGCGTATTCGCAGGTTTGATCGCCAACGATCTCGTTAGCGTTCAACCAATGAGTCTTCCAAGCGGACTCATCTTTTTCCTAGACTTCACCACGTCTACTAATGGTGCGGGTCTTCCCCGTTTGGGTTATGGTTCTACAGAAGAATCGTTGTATGGTGGTGGTGTGGTTGGGTCACAGTTGACCGGTGGTGTAGATCTCACTGGAGATAACGCTGAAGCCGGCCCCTATGCGCTAAATAATGGCTATGCTTCTCCAACTGGTTCTGCAACCAGCATCTATGCTGGTGGATTCATCGTTGTTGCATCCGGTGCTTGCGGCGCCGTCGCTGGTACTTATCCCCAGCTTTCAAACACCGATCAAGCCACACTTGATGGTTTGACTAGATATGATCCAGATCTTTCTGGTACTTTGGTTGCGGTTGTTGAGGTGACTGGTGCTACTGCGTTTTCTCAGTTGAATACTGACAATCTCGTTGCAATACAGCTGCTTTCTACAAGTGATACCGAAGTAAACAACAACCTTAAGGTTATTCGTCGTTTGAGCGGCGTGTCAAGCGGTTCTGCTACTCAGGATCCGAGTAACGCATCGTATAAGATGACTCTTGTACTTGCTCAAAAGAGCGGTTCTGTCACTTTCGATAATGGTGTTATCGGTCAGTCTCTCATGAGTACTGTTACTGAGAGCGCCCGGGCCCTTAACTTTGCGTTCCCAATCGATGATAACTTTACCACGAGCACCGCTCTTGGTTCCGTTGTTGGTACGACTACTTGGGGACTGGAAGGTGAAGAGCGCATCCCCGAGATCGACATCAAGGTGGACAGCGTTGCTGTGACGGCAATCAGTAAGAAACTCAAGGCTAAGTGGACGCCAGAGTTAGGTCAAGACCTCAATGCATACCACAACCTGGATGCAGAGGTAGAACTTACTTCAATTCTCTCCGAGCAAATTGCTCTTGAGATTGATCGTGAGATCCTTGAAGACCTTATTCTTGGCCAAACAGCCGGCAAGTATTACTGGTCTCGCTCACCCGGTCTTTTCGTACACCGTACTACCGGTAAGGAAGTTGGTGCTTCTTCTGCTGCACCTGACTTCACGGGTACTGTTAGCGAATGGTATGAGACTCTTGCTGAAACCATCAATGATGTGTCAGCACAAATCCACCGCAAGACTCTGCGGGGTGGAGCTAACTTCGTTGTCTGCGGACCCGAAGTTGCTAACATCCTTGAGTTCACTGCTGGATTCCGTGCTAGCGTTACTGCTGATGATGATAAGGGTTCCATCGGTGCTGTTAAGGTTGGTAGCCTTTCTAAGAAGTTCGACGTGATTGTAGACCCCTACTTCCCACGTTCTGTCGTCTTAGTCGGCCGCCGCGGAGGCAGTTTCCTAGAGAGTGGATATGTATACGCACCTTATGTGCCACTACAGACTACACCCACGATCTTCGGCCCTGAAGACTTCGTGCCCAGGAAGGGCGTGATGACTCGCTATGCAAAGAAGATGGTTCGTCCTGATATGTATGGCCTGGTTATCGTTCGCGGTCTCTTGGGTGAAGCCGGCGCAACTAGTTAAATCCTAGTAGCCAAATAAACGTAAAGCCTTCGTCTTCGGACGGGGGCTTTCGTGTTTGTGGAACTATTTACAGATGAACTTAAGTTCACACCAAAGTTATCGGGTAGATTTTAAAGCTACCCCCTAGTATTGTTGAAACAGATCAATACAGGGACATGATTATAAAAGGAGGGTTTTTAACTATGGGAAGCAAGAGAGTAGGCCTCGCAAGAGTCGAGGCATTAATAGAGAATTTAAAGAGAGATATTAATTGGGGGGCTGGGACAACTTTCAAAGGTCAGAAGAGACTAGTTGAGGCTGTTACTAACGCTTCTGCGGCATCAAGGACACTTACTGCTGGCGAATCCGGTACGCTTTTTACGGTTGATATGTCAACTGTGGACAANAATCTTACATATAGTCTTCCTGCAACNAGCACTAGTGCAGGCGTATTTTATGATTTTTGCTTTACGGTTGCTTCTGATGATGATGCTGACTTNATCCTTCAGACTGCCGAAGATGNTGCTGATATTTATGGCGGCATTATTACATTGGCAGCTAATAGTACTGTAGATGCATTTAGCGGTATATCATCGATAACTGTTGATGGTTCTGTTGCTCAATCGGCGGAAGGGCTTCACCTGCATGTTCTGTGTGATGGTACCAACTGGCATCTCAGCGGACATATCGCCACTGCTGTCGACACTGTGCATCTTGTTGGTGCTGCTGGAACAACCGCTGACGACTAATATTTAAATTTAGTATATATTTTAAACCCCACCCCGCAAAGGGTGAGGTTTTCTTTTGAAGACCAAAACTTAAAAACGCCGATCTGCCAAAAAATATCCCCGGCAAATTTTTGAGATTTTCGGTTTCATAAGATTGATACTATTTATTGTATAGCAAGGAGTTCCCATGGGAAAGAAAAGAAGACTAAAATCTGCCAAGGCAAAGTTTCGAGCAAAACATTCTAATCATCCTCGAATGCAATATATAAATAGCGCTGAGAAGGAAGAGGTGAAAGAAGAATTAGAGGTTGTTACCGCAAAAGAACCAGCACCAGAGGTTGTTTTACAAGAAGAAAAAGTTGAGGAGAAACTAAAAGTTACTCAGAAACCAAAAACAACTAGAAAACCTCGTCGTTCCCCGAGAAAAAAGGCAACTAAAAAAGCTGCAGCAAAAGCATCTTAAACAAATTTGCCCTTATATAATAGGCTCTAGTATATCTAGGGGTTTTGTTTTACAGAACACTATTTACACATGGAGGGCGCCCTATGCCGACTAATTTAAATCCCAGATCGCAAACAAGTGCAATAGTATTAAGCTCTACAGGTTCTACTAGCGAAGTAGCAGCAGCAGTTCCATTTGGAATATATACTGGATCTGCGGATTTTATTTCTGGTGCGGCGGTACAGGTAAATTATACTTATAAGAAACTTGGTGGAGATGTGGTAGACGTTGAGTTGACTACCGCGAATGTTTACTCTGCTTACGAAGAAGCAGTTCTAGAATATTCTTATATCGTCAATCTTCATCAATCAAAAAATTCTCTTTCAAATATGCTTGGAGATCAAACCGGTACTTTTAACCACCTAGGTGTCCTACAGGGAAGTAGCCCCACTAGTGCTAGTTTAAAATATCCGCGCTTTACAACGGGCCATTCAAGACGAATTGGTGACGGCGCAGCGTCCGTTGGTGGTTTTGGTGGCACTGTAATACAATATTCTGCTTCTTTCAAGCCGTCTGATAATAAACAAGATTATGATCTCCAGAGCATCATTGCTGACGCTTCTTCAACAGGGGTTGATGATGGCGGCAACGTTGTTTCATTTGCTGGAAAGGTAAGCGATAAAAGGGTCATAGTAACAAAGGTCTTTTATCAATCTCCCCGGGCTATGTGGCGATTCTACGGCTACTATGGAGGCGTTGGAGTGGTGGGTAACTACTCAACTTATGGACAGTTCTCCGATGACTCTACGTTTGAGATTATACCAACTTGGCAGAACAAGCTACAGGCCATTATGTACGAAGATTCAATTTACACCAGAACCTCTCATTATTCATATGAGATAATTAATAATAAATTACGATTATATCCAAATCCAAGTTATTGGGACTTTGGAGATTTAAGTAGAATATGGGTAAGATTCTATGTAGATGATAATTCTTGGGATGAAGATGCAGATTATCGAACTGGTGTTAATGGAATCAACAATATGAACACTTTGCCGTTTGATAATATTCCTTATGAGAATATTAATGCAATTGGCAAACAATGGATTCGTAAGTATGCGCTAGCCCTTTGTAAAGAGATGTTGGGCCAGATTAGAGGTAAGTTTACAACTTTGCCGATTCCTGGCGAGAGCGTCACGCTAAATCATTCCGAACTGTTAAGCCAAGCAAAAGAGGAGCAAACGGATCTGAGAGACAAACTGATGGAGATTTTGAAAGAAATGGAATATCCAGCCCTTGTAAAGGCGGATCAAGAAATGACGGATGCGTCTGCAAATGTATTGAAATCTTCACCGCTTCCAATATTTGTAGGATAAAAAATGAATGGGTAATGAATGGAAAAGGGAAAAATCGCCGCCACCACCTCTTTTTCTTGGTAAAAAGGAACGAGATCTTGTTAAACAGGTCAATGATGAACTTATTGAAAAGGTCATCGGCCAACAGATACTCTATTACCCTATTGATTTAGAAACCACTCATTTTCATGAATTATATGGTGAGGCCATAGAGAAAAACTATTTACCTCCAATTCGTATTTATGCGTTAGTTGAGTTTACTGATTATTCTACACAATATATGGAGGGCGCTGGAGTCGATAAATCTTGGGAAATTAATATTCATTTTCACAAAAGAAGGTTGGAAGAAGATCAAGACATGTATGTTCGAGAAGGTGATTTTGTATTGTATGGAGAATATTATTACGAGATAGTTAAATTAGTGGAACCAAAACTTCTATTCGGACAAGCAGGTAGAGAGTTTGAAATTTCTGCTAAATGTGTAAGATCGAGAAAGGGGATATTTGATGCTACCTGATAATTTTGACTTCGCAATGTTGCCGCCTGGCAATTATAATTTACGTGAAATAGGAATGCTATCTTCTACAATTGAAACAATTGATTATTCAATTGTTTCCTGGATAAAAGAAGATTTAAATTTAAGTATTAATTCCAATGATGGCAATTTGGCTGTTCCTGTTTTGTGGCAAGCGCCAGAAAGAGCATTTCAAATTAAACATGATAAAGACTTGAGAGATGATGCCGGCGCTCTAAAACTTCCTCTTATTTCAATTGAGAGAACTGGGATTACTAAAGATCCAGCGCGAAAAGGCACATTTCAAGCACACTATTATTCAAAGAAAAAAGATGGAAGATCTGGAAGAATGGTTATTGCCAAAAGAATTGTAGAAGACAAAACAAGAAATTTTGCTGTTGTGGGTAATACACGCAGAGCAAATTATACAGGTGGAGGTGGTCTGGCCACCGCCACAGCAACAATAACTATTACAGATTTCAGCGAATTAAATGCGGGCGACAAAGTAAATTTGGTTGCTACAGATGGGACCGATTACAATTTCACGCAGGGCGACCAAAGTTCGGTCAATGGTACATGGGAAGCCACCACTTCAAACGCTGTAACTGCGACTAACCTAATGAATGTGATTAACACTTCATCGGGACCAGCGGGAACGAGATTTACCGCTACGGTGGATGGAGCAGTTATTACTGTTACTCAG